GAGACTGTGGTGCTTCTATGTCTTTAAATAACTTTCTTAAACAGATTGACACCACACTTCATAAGCAATATATTATGGAGAAGTTTAAAGAGGGTTATACTGGTAAGAACTTTGTTGTAGATGAACCTAAGTTTGAGTTTAAGAAACCAGTTTTTAAAACACAAATAGATTTACCAAAGGCATCAGAAGTCCCTGTTGCTAAGGAATATCTTGAAAAAAGAAAATTGGATCCTACTAAGTTTTACTTTGCACATGAGTTTAAAAAGTGGGTAAATACTCAAAAGAAAACATTTGATAACATCAAAAAAGATGAGAGTCGAATCATCATTCCGATGTATGATACAGAATGTAATCTAATCGGAATACAAGGGAGGGCCTTAGGCCCAAACTTTGTTAAATATATTACCATCATGATTAATGATGATGCACCAAAGATCTACGGATTAAATAAAATCAATGAAACAAAACCAATCTATATCATTGAAGGCCCTTTCGATTCCACACTCGTGGAGAACTCGGTTGCTATGTGCGGCTCCGATATTGATATTCGGACGTTTGGTTGGGGCAGTTATATTTGGGTTTATGATAACGAACCTCGCAACCGAGAAATCGTCAACAGAATCTCCAAAACAATTGACCGAGGAGATAAGGTTATCATCTGGCCAAGTAAAGTAGAACAGAAAGATGTTAATGATATGGTTCTTGCTGGACATGATATAATGTCCATATTAGAATCGAATATATATTCTAACTTAGAAGCAAAAATTAAATTCAACAACTGGAAAAAGGTATGAGCAACGGCACCAAAGTTAAGAAGAGGAATGGTAGTATAGAACCTCTTAACCTTGAGAAAATGCATGTTATGGTAGAACAGGCATGTGAGGGATTGGCAGGAGTATCTGCTAGTCAGGTAGAAATAAATTCAGGAATACAGTTCTATGATGGGATTACCACAGGGGAAATTCAAGAAATACTCATTCGCAGTGCTTCTGATCTTATCGACCTTGATCATCCTAACTACCAGTTCGTTGCTGCTAGGCTTCTTTTATTTGCTCTGAGAAAGCAGTTGTTTGGAAGGATGCATGAGAATCCTTCTGTTATGGAACACGTACAACGTTGTGTAAAGAAAGGTGTATATGATTCAGAAATTCTTGATTTATATACAGAGGAAGAGTATAATAAGTTACAATCATTTATAGATCATGACCGTGATTTTCTGTTTACTTATGCAGGATTACGGCAAGTAGTTGATAAGTATCTGGTTCAAGATAGAAGTACTGGGAATGTTTATGAAACACCACAGTTCATGTATCTTATGATAGCTGCAACTATATTTTCTAAATATCCAAAAGAGACAAGACTTAATTATGTCAGACAATACTACGACGCAATCTCCAAGCACAGAATCAACATCCCAACCCCCATCATGGCAGGGGTCAGAACACCCATTCGTCAGTTTGCATCTTGTGTTCTGGTTGATATTGATGACACCCTCGATAGCATCTTTAGCAGTGATATGGCTGTTGGCAAATATGTCGCACAGAGGGCTGGTATCGGCATTAACGCAGGTAGAATCAGGGGCATCAACAGTAAAATCAGGGGTGGAGAAGTTCAACACACAGGTGTTGTTCCCTTCCTTAAAAAATTCGAAAGCACCGTTAGATGCTGTACTCAAAACGGCATTAGAGGAGGGTCAGCCACTGTCCATTTTCCTATCTGGCATCAAGAAATTCAAGACATCCTCGTCCTCAAAAACAACAAAGGAACAGAAGACAACAGAGTCAGAAAGTTAGATTATAGTATTCAAATAAGTAAGTTGTTCTATGAACGATTTATTAGAAACGAGGATGTTAGTTTATTCAGTCCTCACGATGTTTCTGGGTTGTATAATGCTTTTGGAACTGACGACTTCGATGATCTATATGTAAGATATGAAGCAGACGATTCAATTCCAAGAACAACAATTGGAGCTCAGGAACTAATATTAGACCTCTTGAAAGAAAGAGCAGAAACTGGTAGAATATACATTATGAATATTGACCATTGTAACTCTCACTCATCCTTCTTGGATAAGGTAGAGATGAGCAATCTGTGTCAAGAGATTACATTACCAACTAAACCTATCAATCATATCGATGACGAAACTGGAGAAATTGCTCTCTGCATCCTTAGTGCTATTAATCTTGGAAAGATTAGGGATGTTTCGGATCTTGAAGTTCTTTGTGATCTTAGTGTTAGGAGTCTCGATGAACTTATTGATTTTCAAGGATACCCCGTCAGAGCAGCAGAACTCGCTACAAAGGCACGTAGATCCCTTGGTATTGGTTTTATTGGTTTAGCACATTACCTCGCTAAACAGAGTCTTAAATATGATGATCCAGAGGCATGGGAATCGATTCATAACTTAACTGAAGCATTCCAGTATAATCTTATTAAGGCATCTGTTAATCTTGCTAAAGAAAAAGGTGCTTGTACATATTCTGATAGAACCAAATATGCTCAAGGGATACTTCCTATAGATACATATAAGAAGGACGTAGATGAGATTGTACCAAATGACCTATTACTCGATTGGGAGACTCTACGGAGAGACGTACAACAGTATGGGATTAGGAACTCAACATTGTCTGCACAAATGCCATCGGAGAGCAGTTCCGTTGTGTGCAATGCCACAAATGGAATCGAACCTCCCAGAGGGTACTTGTCCGTTAAGAAATCAAAGAAAGGCCCACTTAAACAAATAGTTCCATCATACAGTACACTTAAGAATAACTATACTTTGTTGTGGGATATGCCCAATAATACTGGTTATATTAATGTGGTTGCAGTTATGCAGAAATTCTTTGACCAAGCAATTAGTGGAAACTGGTCTTATAATCCAGAGCATTATGAAGGTTCTGAAGTTCCTACTAGTGTAATGGCAAATGATTTATTGACGACCTATAAGTTGGGTTGGAAGACATCATATTATCAAAATACATATGATGTAAAGACTGATGAAATTGATTTAAGTGCTCCTGTTTCTGAAGATGTTGGTATTCAAGGACATACTAAATTAGATTCTTTGGTTAATGATATTATGAACTCTGAGGAGGAGGTTTGTGAAAGCTGTGCAATCTAAATCTATTGATAAAATGACGGTATTCAATACCAATGAGGTTGATACTAAAAAGCAACCAATGTTTTTTGGTGCTCCATTAGGTGTTCAACGTTATGATTCATATAAGTATCCTGCATTTGAGAACTTAACTAAGTCTCAGTTAGGATACTTTTGGAGGCCTGAAGAGGTTTCTTTACAAAAAGATAGAGGTGACTATCAACAGTTACGTCCAGAACAAAAGCATATCTTTACTTCTAATTTAAAGTATCAGACTATGCTTGATAGTGTTCAGGGTAGAGCACCTGGTATGGCCTTTGCTCCTTATTGTTCTCTTCCTGAATTAGAAGGATGTATGAATGTGTGGCAACTTATGGAGATGATTCATAGTCGTTCTTACACATATATTATTAAGAATATCTATTCAGATCCTGCTGAAGTATTTGATACTATTCTTAGAGATGAAAAGATTCTTGAACGTGCTGCAAGTGTCACTAAGGCATATGATGACTTTATAAATTATGCACATGAATATGATCAGAGTAATGCTTGGAAACCTGATATGAGGAATCATCCTAATTCAGAATGGACAGTTAAAGATTTGAAAAAACATTTATATAGGGCAGTTGCTAATGTTAACATCCTTGAAGGTATTCGTTTCTATGTCAGTTTTGCTTGTTCTTTTGCTTTCGGTGAACTCAAACTTATGGAAGGAAGTGCAAAAATCATATCTCTTATTGCAAGAGACGAAAACCAACACCTTGCCATAACTCAGAATATATTAAACTATTGGAAGAGGGGTGATGATCCTGATATGGTAGAAATATCTAAGGAACAAGAACCTTGGTTAATTGAATCTTATAAAAGATGTGTTAGTGAAGAGAAGGCATGGGCAGAATACTTATTTAAAGATGGATCTATGATTGGATTGAATGATAAATTATTACATCAGTATGTTGAGTGGATTGCCAATCGTAGAATAAAATCACTAGGACTTAAACCAATCTATGACATACCTGCAAAAAATAACCCACTTCCTTGGACAGAGCATTGGATTAGTTCTAAAGGACTCCAAGTTGCACCACAAGAAACAGAAGTCGAATCCTACATTGTTGGAGGAATCAAACAAGACGTTACCAAAGACTCTTTCTCAGGATTTAAACTCTGAGATAGAGTGGGATTTGGAAGAGATGAAAAAAGCAATTATAGATAGTGTTGATGATCATGACAAATTAGTTGGAGGTTGAAATGATGAGTCCTTTTGGAGATGTTTTAAACACAAGACAAATGTATAGTAGATTTTATCAGGAAGTTTTTACTGAGGTTGAGGTGCAATTTGGAGAGGAACGTCCTGCTTGGATTCCTTTAGATACTTTGTTAGCAATTAAAGAACTAAATAACGAAGAATGATATAATTATGGGATGGAAGGAGATTACGAAAATCCCTGGTATTACAAAGGTACTGTTTTCACTTCTGATAATATTGGTGATTTCTTCGGTTTCGTCTACTGTATTACTAATCTCACAACAGGGAAAAAATACATCGGACGTAAGTACTTTGTCCAAAAACGTAAGCCTAGAGGTGGCAAGAGACGGGTTACGTCTGAGAGTGACTGGAAACGATACTATGGAAGCTCTTCAGAACTTAGTGCAGATAGAAAGTTACTTGGAAACTCTGCGTTCAAGCGAGAAATCCTCTCCTTACATACCAGACTTGGAGATGTAAATTACGAAGAGACTAGACAGTTGTTTCTCAATAATGTTTTGAGTGAATCTCTTGACAATGGAGAAGCAGCATACTATAATAGCAATATTCTTGGCCGTTATATGCGTAAAGACTATGCAAACTTTAGAACAAACTCTTGAAGAATCCTGTAATTGGTCACGGGAAAGAATTCATGTTCTTTGTGAAAATGGAAAAGTAGAAGAGACTACAAAATCTGTAGATGATGCCTTTGCTATATTTTCAGAGTTTGAAGAATGGTATGATGAAAACGCTGATGATCATGAAATCTTTTCATTGCAATGGTTGGGGGAAGATAGTGACCTTAAGTGAAGCAAAACTAAAATTAAGAAGAGAAGTACTTAAAATTCTTATGAGTAAGTACGGACATGAAGGAAATAATAAAGCAATATATGAATGTGCCGATGAGTGGGTTGAAAAGTATGTTATAAGTGCTGGTGTAGTTGATTACTATAATGCTTACAAACAGTCTTTTATAAATATATCACTTGAAAAATAACAAATGCAAAAAATAGTTAATGTACTTGCTCTTGCGTCTTTCGCTGTATCTGGTGCCGTTGTTGGTAGTGGGTTATACGTATACCTCAATAGGGCATCCATCATTGATGGAGTTAAATCTAAAGTTATGGAATCAGTTATGGGGTCTATGGGAGGCCTTGGTGGTATGGGTGGAGGAGCACTTCCTATAGGAACACCTGATCTTGCATCTCCTTCTGATTCAGCTGTTGTTCCAGATGGTGGTTTAGGTCTTCCTGTTCCAGGTTCTCCTTTTTAATATTCCTATATAAGAATAGATATTAATATTCTTATGGCTGAAGAGGTAAAAGAAGAAGTTAAAGAGGAGACTAAAGGTGTCCTTGGTAAACTCAAAGATAAGATTCTTCCAGATGAGGACGAGCAAGCAGCAATCATCAGTACATTTGTACGGCTGGGAGTCCTTGTGTGGTCTGGAGGGATCTTGACATTAAATTACGTGGCCATACCAGGTGTTCCACAACAGAAAATAGATCCGACATTTATTGCATCCGTTTTCACTGGGGTTTTGGCTAGCTTTGGCATCCAGACCGCATCTAAGAAAGGTGATGGTACCATGAAGATGAATGGTAATGGTAATGGAGCAAATGGTGGAGTACCTCCTGTTACTGCAAAAGACATTGAAGCAATCATGGCAAAGGCACCTGCTGGCCCTGTTCAAACTATTAGAGTAGAGCAAGCACCTCTTAAGATTACTACTGATACTGATACAAAGGGTTCTTATAAGTTATAAAATGAATCCAATTACAGATTTTATTTTTACTGTTAGTTGGTTTGCACTCTTATTTTTTGCTGTCCGTTCAATAATTAGAGGATGGAGTCTTATGACTACTTCCTCTTTAAAATCTAAATCGACAATTAATGTTGAGAATAGAATCGTAACAAAATCTATTCATCCTGAAATGACTGATGTCAAACAGGGTGATCAATTAATGGTTGTAAATTTTGAATATAAAGATGATAATGATCTATTATATAAATCATTACAAGAAAGAATTGATGATATTGAAGATGATGAAGATGATGATGATGGGGATGTTGTTGTGAGAGTCTAACAGAGTCAGCATGTCCACACTGAACTAGGCAAAATTACCCAATCTGTGCTATAAATATTTGATAGTATGGGATTGAAAAATCATGCCCCTAACGCAACAAAAGCATTACACAGTAGGTTATCACGACCTACAACACAAACACCATGAGATATGTGAGTATGCAGTAGATGCATATGAAGCAATACAGAAATCCAAGGAGGATGTTCCTGCATTAAGGGAACATCCTCATTTCATTGACTATTGCGTAACAGAAGAGGTGAATAACATCTCTAATCTTATGGCATCTGGTATCCCAATGGGACACTAAATATGAAAAACAATTTAAAACACGAAATTATGTGGTGGATGAGTAGACTTACAATAATGTTAACATCATTATTTCTTTCCTTTTCATTAGCATCAACAGCATATGCTGCTGATATACAGATGGGTTACGAAGGTAACTTGGTCTTTGAACCCAATGAGGTTACAGTTAATGCAGGTGAGACAGTTACCTTTATTAATAACGCATTACCTCCTCACAATATTATTGTTGATGGTAGAGCAGATCTATCAAGAGAATCATTAATGTTTTCTCCTGGTGAAACACAAGAGATTGTGTTTGCTGATACTGGAGATTTTAACTTTAAGTGTGCTCCTCATGAAGGTGCTGGAATGAAAGGAGTCATTCACGTTAAATAATACTAATAACAATTATTAACATATGTTATCAACACAATACCGTTTAAGGTTAACCGCAATCTGTAAAGATATAGGTTCTGGAGTTGAAGTTAGTCTAGAAGATATGATATGGGCAGAGAAACTATCAAAAGCAAATACTGCTGCTAGAGGTATGTTAAACACTGCAAGAAGAATAGCTGCAGATCCAACAGATTCTTTTCTGAATGAGTTGAATATTGGAGACCCCGATTCAACTCATCATCGTAGGGGTTTTGGTGACCCACAAGATGTAGTAGATTGGTTTCACAATGAGAGGTCTGATGACTGGAGACAAAGAGATTGAGTGATGTAGTCTGGTCAATAAATATAATGCTTGCTTTACTTTTAGTGGGAGTTGGTGTTAGTATATACTACATATTCATGTATGATACATGGTATCCAAATGACGGAACACAGCATGGAAACCAAGATAGCAGTCTTGGAAGCGAAAGTGGAACACATGATGATCCATACAAAGGAGCTCACCCTTAGAGTTCGTGCTAATGAGAAGGTAGTTGCTTCTGTTAGTTTGTTGGGAGTTATAGCCTGTACCTTTATTGGTGCAGGATATTTTGCACCAAAAGCAGATGCTAGTCAATGGCCTAGTGTAGGTGAAGCAATACAAAAGATTAGAGAGCATGAGGCAGAGAAGACAAGAACTGACCCTGAAGACTCTATAAATAATGCACTAGCTGAAATGGAGTACGAAGATGGGAGCAATGACACCCCCAAGCAGGAAATCTTGTTACAACTTCCGAGTGACAAAGATAGTAAAAGTATTGGACGGGGATACGATAGATGTTCTAATAGATCTTGGATTCGATTTATTCAAGAAAGAACGGGTAAGAATTGCAGGAGTAGACACTCCAGAGAAGAGAACTAGAGACTTAGAAGAAAAAGCATTGGGTATTGATGCTACTAATTGGTTAAAAGAAAAATTGACTGAGACTATTAAGGGTGATGAAGAACTCACTATTAGAACTGAACTTAAGGGTGGCGTTGGGAAGTATGGTAGGCTTCTTGGTTGGCTCTATGTTGGCGAATCTGATCTTTCGTTAAACGAACAGATGATTACTGAAGGTTATGCTTGGGCATATGATGGTGGTACTAAGCAGAAAAACTTTGAAGAACTACGTGAGATACGTAGATCATTTGGAACACTAACGGAGTAAAACAATGTGGAATTTTAATCCAAAAGATGCTTTTAATAAAGCAGTTGAATGGGATAAGAAACTTATCAAAAAATGTCAAGACAAATTTGGATTGACAGATTACCAAGTAACTTGTATATCATTTGCTAAAGGGTTTATTATAGGAGCAATTCTTTTATAATGGATTTACAAAAAGTAGCTAGTACAGGAACAGCAGTTGCCGTCATAGGTGGTGGTTCCATATTTGGTGGTAACTATGCGGTTGATAAAGCAACTGGTGGCCCTGAAAAAAGAATAAGAGCACGGCAATCAGAACTTCAACTTATTGTAAGGGAAGAGGTTCGTTCTGCTATAGCAGAGATGATGCCTAAATCAACAGGAGGAGTTGTGCGATCAGAAAACCCAAAAGATTATCGTAAAGAGGTTCCTAAATGATTAAAGAAATTATGATCAATGTACCTGAAGGTGCTAAGATTGAAGGGTTACAAATTGAGCAGGTTATATCTCAACCAGCAGATTTAGAAGTAGGTCCAGTTAAGGTTGGTGATGCGTCTGTATTGACTTGGACTAATGCTGGTATCGTAGTGGTACTTATTGCTGCTGTTGTTATTAGTAAAAAACTTATTCTAAAATAATAAAATGAAAAACATTCCAATTCCAGTACTCACATTCTTAGCAGCACAATTGGGTGGTGCTATTTGGTGGGGTGCTCAAATAGATGCCAAGGTAAAACTTGTAGAAGAGAATAGAAGATATATCCAAGAGGTTGTAATTCCATCTTATGAGATTAGTGATAACTGGGATAACCCACATTATAACAACTGGTTAAAAGCAGGTGGTTGGAAAGACTAGTGGAACCTATCCCACAAATTCCTAACATAAATGTTTCTGAACCTAGAATATTTGATGTACGTATACCTAAAGTTAGGAATTTTGATCCACCAGTAACATTAGATATAGGATTTCCAATTGTGGATATACCTGGTTGTGTTACTTTACATAATGATGATAAAAGTCATAAAAATAACTTACCTTTTGATAAGGATCTTGTAAATAATGATCCTACAAAAGCAATAACTGTGTGTCCTAATGGGGAGTATCCTAGTTATGATGCTATGAACTTTGAACCTGAAAGGGTTCTACCTACTGTTGAGGCACCTCCTCCACCAGTAGCACCACCAGCACCACCAATACCAGACACGGGTAAAGTTGTTCCACCAGATAAAGATGTTCCTTGCCCAGGCCCTAATGCTCCCAGAATAGGAGATGTAGCACAGAACCAGAAGGAAAGAGTTTCTGGATATGAGTTAAGTGATGATGGAAAAATATGTATTGTTTTGTATGAAGATATTCCTTTTACCGCCCAGTATCTCCCTGCCCCTCAAGTTGTAGCTACAACTGGAGGTATTGCTATTGTTGCTACTTCTTCTGCTCTTCTTGCGAAACCTCTTGCTGACCTTCTTCTGAAGGTGGTAAAACCCCTCGTGAAAAAGACCATGGCAAAGGTTCAGTCGATTCTTGGGAAGACACCTTTCCGTCCTTCTGCTTCCCAGATTCAGACGAATAAGTATCGGGAGAAGAAGGGGATGCTTCCGATAAATTTTGCGAAACAGGCGAAGAAGGTAAAGAAGAAGTAAGACTATGTTGATGTGGTACTATAACATTAGGTGGTTGCACTAACATTACATCGGCACATACGGCAGCATAAGGTGATTTGGGATGGAACATTATACCTTGTTTCATTAACTCTCCACAATTTTTGAGACGAGCTATCTCAAAGTCTAATCTTTTATTTGCGGTCAGTTGTTGTACTGCTGCTATTTGAGTATTAACAGCCTTTTTACATTGCTCTTGCAACTTCTTATCTAATGGTCGTGACCAAGTAGCAGATAAACCTAGAGATATATTTGTATTATTTTTTTGACCTGTACGAGTAGGAATGTGATATAAAATTTCACCAGGATTGTCGGGTATATTATCATCATCGTTATCAGCATTGTTATATACGGGATCCATATATATTTCTTCAAATGGATGCTGTTGAGCTAAACTTCCAGTAAAGTATGGTGTCATGTTCATGGTAGCCCCTTGACATTGGATACCACCACCATAAGTATTAGTTATGTATGGCCCTTGGAGCACCTGTATGGCTTGATTGGTTACTGAGCCAGAGGAATTAGCTATTGGATTTGCAGTCGCAGAAACACCCCCGACATCTGTAGCGTATGCGGGGGTACAAGTTATAACACCAAGAGAAAGTAACAGTAGTTTTTTGGTTACTGACTGAATATACTTGTTGTTGTGGTGAGAGATTTTATTTCTGAATCTCTTATTATTACTGTGTGGTTGGATAGGCCTGGGCCAACGTATGATTCCGTGAATTGGAATGGAACTCCAGGTGTTGTTAGTGTATAGTTTGGTTTGTTGTTTAGGTCTAATCCCGTCCATGTCGATGTCACTCCTTCTATGGTTATTGATGTACTTGTTGTATCACTTGGTGATAAACTACTACCTGAATCCATTTGAATTCCTGTGCCTGTTACCGTATACTGCCAGCCAGTATTATAGTCCATACTATTGATCACCTCAGATACCGTGCTAGTAGTATCAGTCGTGGAAGTCATCTGGCCCTGGCTGAAATTAGGCACCACAGGGACAGCACTAGCACTATATGGTATGAGTGTGGATATCGCACATATAAGTAGGGTACGATTAAAGAACATTTTATGTATAAAGTTATTTAATTGGTTGCTCAGTTAATTTGCAATGTTGTAATCACTTGGCCTGTAGCTGTTGTTCCAGCACCACCAGCAGTTAGGCTAATAGCCCCATCTGTTGCGATTGTACCAGCTAAACCACCTGCATGGCCACCAGAGGATGATGTAACATCACCATATGCTGGTAAGTCCATAATTGTTCCGTATGAGTTTATCGCAGGAGCAGTTGTATTACCTTGATTGTCTGTTGTAGCAGCAGTATATGTATGTGCTGTTACATCAACACCTGAACCGATAGCATTTGTAACATCACCTAAAGTAAAACTTTCTGTGAGACTAAATGCATCGCCAGCTGTTGTAACTGTATAAACACCATCAGTGTGACCTGCGGCTGCTGTTGCACCAGTTTGAGCAGCAAGACCACCCATAGTACCAGCAGTGATGTTTGTTCCTTGAACACTATAAGTTGAGCCAAGTCTAGTTGCATCTGTAGCGGCCGCATCAACACGAAGTTGAGTCGAAGCACTTATAGTGTGAATAATATCGGCACGTGCCATTGGTGCCGTCATCAATAACATCCCGAAGAGCAAAAATGCTTTCTTCATATATGTAAAGATAGATTTCTCTTTTATATTTAGTAATTTTTTAGGTATAAACACACAAGGGTAAAATCCGTATAAATAAAGTCGCATATATAATAAAACAATTTTAATTAAAATGACTGAACAG